GCTTACTGGTTGGTGTAATACACGGAAACGTGGGTTGATGAACCCTGCAACCAAGCAATACCCATGACCGATCTTGCCCCTGTTGTGTAACTGGTTCAAGCAGCGTGAACAACGTCAACTGTTCAAATAATTGGTGTCGGCTAAAAATCTTGGCTACGGCCACCACTGAAAAAGAAATTTTTTGGGAAGTGTGGGGGGAGTTATAGAAGTCTAGATTGTTACAAGTTCTAGAACCCCCCACTGGCGCGACCCCCCAGGGGGTCTTGCCCACAGGGGTACACGGGTCGCCAACTCGGTGATCATTAAAGTTTGTGGGGGTGTTTTTTCTTTTTTTTATTTTTTTTCTTTTTGCTCTGAAGGTGGATGTCTAGATGATGTGGACGACTTTTACAGTACGCGGTTAACAAACCGCTACCGAACCTAGCGGTTCGCTCTCCCCGCCCGACATTGTGTTGCACGCTTCAACACTACGCGGTTAACAAACCGCTACCGAACCTAACGGTTCACTCTCCGTCAAGAGCCAACCACTTAGAGTAACCAACCACTCTAAGTGACCAAAAAAACCACACACAGTGACCAACCAAAAAGAGTGAATCTGGGCATGTCTGAATACATAGGGGGCATGGGGCAGGGCGGCTCGGCAGACCCTCAGTCTTGTTATGAAACTGTAGGGGGGTGGGGTGAAATAATTACATAACGAGAATTATGGGCGAAGCAGTTTTGTTATGAGACCCATGATCTCTTGCAGAGTACAAGTGTTTCGGCATTTTGTGAGTGCATGCCCTGTCACGTTGCCTTACCCCTTTTTGTCCCCCCGATATGTTCCACGTGGAACAATACAGGAGATATAGAAACTGTCTCTGTCTTTACTGTGACGGATGTCACAATATAATCCTGTCGTAAGTGTTGAACACTTGCGGGAGATATGGCATACTTCTTCTGTGGCAATCGTGCCACGGTTCAGAAAGGGGAACCTATGGAAACATTGGAACAAGTCTCACTAGCCCCGCTGGTTGAGGCTCTACAGGACGCACACAATCGTCTCGTGGACTTTGTGCGGGACACTGACGGCAAGGAGGTCCCCTACGCCGTTGTGACCATTGCGGGTGATGACTCAAAGGCGGGAAAGCGCAAGTACGGTCATTTTACTACGGGTCAAGCGTGGAAAGTGAGCGACGAGCAATCCTTTCATGAGATCATGATCACGGGCGAGGGCTTGCAACGTGGGGCGGTGGCAACCTTTGGGACACTGGCTCATGAGACGGCTCATCTTGTCAATCACGCTAACGGGGTCAAGGACACTGACAGCAACGGGCGACATAACAAAAAGTTCAAGGGGACCGCGGAGCGGTTATTCGGACTTACGATAGAGGAGGCGGGCAGTATCGGTTGGTCGCAGACTTCCGTGAGCAAGGCTTGCGCCAAGCAGTGGGCGGAGATCATTGAAGGCATAGAGGCGGAACTAGTTCTAGTTCGGTCACTGTTGGGCGGTGCAAGCAAGCCGAAAGGACGCAACAAGAACCTACTGAAAGCAGTGTGCGAGTGTGGCGACTCTATCCGTGCCAGTGCGAAAGTGATCGCCAAAGGCGTAACTTGTGACGAGTGTGAGACACACTACGAGCAAGAAGAAAAGGACGGGGGTGAGGAGTCCTGACGTAAGACAGGACAGGGCGGGGGGCGTAAGCCCCCCACACTGTCTCACTGGTTGCGGGGGTGATCTCGCAGGCGGTGAGAGAGTGGAAAAAGTCCACTCAACAACTAGCGGAAGGGGCTAGGCATGACTTATTGGAACCGAAAAACAGAGGACGCAGAACTAATCTGTGACGATTGCGGGGAGCAACGCTGGGAGACCCACCCCAAGTATGGGACTAACGTGGACTCACGGCTTGCGGAGCGTGACGCAACGGGAGCGGAGTGGTGCTGGGATACTGTGTACTCACAAGTCACCAAGTACCCTTGCCAAGTGTGCAAGGTTCTCACCTACTGACGTAAGTCAGTACCCCCTACCGCCTCGGGCGTAGTCTGTCATAAGACAGTAGGGGACTATGTGACAAAAGTCACAGAACATATCTACCAATCGTGCAACGGTTGCGGGTATGATGAACCAAACAACAAAGACCGAAGGGGGTCACAATGATTACAAGACTAGGCAAGAATAACGCCTACAACCTAAGTGAGGCGGGTATGGGGTGGGACTACGAGAACAACGCCGAAGTATTCGATACTTTGTCGTCAATCTCTCGCCTCACTGCCACCTACACACGCTTGCACGAGTGGCTAGTGAGTGGTCACCCAATTCACGGGGGCGAGTGGATCAACGACAACCACGACAGGCTAGACGCACAGGACGAGCGACTAGAGCAACGTCTCAAAGAGTTGGGCGAGTATCTAGCGAAGTTTGTCACAGGCTCACCCAAACTAGAGACACACAGCCTCTACGGGGTCACTATCACAGTGACCGACACGCGGGGCATTGAACGAACCCGAGATATTATCTCATCGTACAGGGGCTACGGCAAGTAGAACCGACTCCCCCGCCCCGATCAAGTCGGCGCAGGTTCACGACCTAGCGGGGGAACTCTGTCGTAAGACAGTAACAAAAACAACTAGACCGAAGGGGGTCACGATGAACACAAAAACCAAAATGGTGTTACGCCGTAGGAAACATGGAGACTATGGCTTGAAAGAAACAAAAGAACTTTTAGACACCTTGCTCACCAAATACGAAGGAGAGGAACTTGTCTACGCTCTTTTTGCTCACAACTTTGCAACAGTGGCGACAGGAAGAAAGTTTGTAGAAGAAGGGGAACAGCAATGACCACAGCAACCTACACAATATGGGAAACACGGTGCTACGAATGTGGCGCAACCGTACTCACAGACGAACACTTAGGCGGGGAACCATACTGCCACACTTGTACCGAGTGCGGGTCGGGCGAGATCGGGGAGTGGGCAATCTCAGATGAGACCCACCCCGCTCTATGGCAACACTGACATAAGACAGGAAGGAAAAGACAGTGGACTACTACACGCATTACAGCGACGGCACAACAGACACTCACCACGTTTGCGACAAGTGCGACGAACGCCTATCAGTGTTCTTCAGGAACGACGAGTGTCACGTCAAGGGGAAGGTGTGGCAGACGGTGCAGAGTCACGATCAAATGTGCCGACCATGCTGGAGCAAAGTGTTAGAGAAATACTACAAAGGTTTGGAGGGATAATCTAATGGAGTCGTAAGACAGCAGTGTGACAAATGTCACATAACAAATACTTGACAACCGTTACACGGTTTGGTATAGTGGTAACAACAACGAAGGGAACAACGTGAGAACAATTACATTCACAGCAACCGTCACAGTCAGAGATGATTGCGAGGACATGACAGCAGAGGAACTACTTGCCTTTGCCAAATGGAAACTAGAAGAAGGCGCAGTGGTTTATGTCGATGACATTGGGGAAAGCGAGGAATAGAAATGTCTGACTTACAACAGAAACTAACCGTCACTGTCGAAGTAGATCGCCGTGACTTTATCGGAGAAATACTTGGGTCAGCGTTTGAGTATTGGTCATGGTGGCATGTCGTCCGATACGACGAGGGCTACGAGTGGAAAACCTACCCTGACGACAACAACAAAAAGTTTTTATGGCTTGGTATCTGTGACCCTGACGACCCTGACGAGGAGAAAACTATCCGCAAAAAGGTCAGCGTGAACGACATAGCGAAGGCTTACGCAAAGTCGGGGTATCGCTCATACGACAACCTTGACGCAGGCTCTAGCGATTGGATTATGCAACACATCTTTTTTGATGAGGCGGTGTACGCCTGACATAAGACAGAACGGGTGACGAGCAGACAGATAGGTGCAAGTCCTATCCACCCACCATGCAATACCGAAGGGGTAGCGCAGTAGCAATGACCGAAAGGGGTCACCATGAAAACATGGATAGTGCGTGTCACAGAGACACGACACCACGAGTATGAGATTGACGCACAAACAGCAGAAGAAGCGTTGAAAATCTATGACGAATACAACGACGATCAACTAAAGGAACTAGACATAGACGGAAACGTGTTTTGGGATATTCCTTGGGACATTGACGAGAAGGAACAAGACTAATGGCTTTTATTACACACTCACCTGACCACATCTATTTCGCAACAGATGGGTCATGGGGTCACGCCGAAGGCATGATCGTATTAGATACCAACACATGGCAAGAAGAAGATTTCCGCCGTGTGGAAGAAGCGTCAGACGAAGATCGCATTGACGTTGCGTTTGCTATCGCTAACGAGAAAGGGCAACGCAATGGCTAAGTACAAAGACAAATACGTTGGAGTCCACTGCGACGTTTATTACATCGACGAAACACCAGACGAAGCACAAAGCGTCTACATTTCTTTCGCAGATTGCGACCCAGTAACAGACGACTTCTATGACGAGAACGGCACAGCAGACGGTCTAGTTTTTTATTACGCCACGCTAGAGGAATGGGACATCATGCGCTACGGGCAGAATGTTGGTGTTGATTTCATGGTGTTGCCTGACACTATCGCTTACGAGGAATTGGTACAGCAATGAACATTGACAACATCACACATAATGAAGCAATGAAACTTATTTACACTTTGGTAGATAAGTTTGGTTGGAAAGTTTCTATCGTAACAGATGAGGAAATAAACTATGCGTGGGGTTGTGTCACTGGAGAGGACATCCCCGATAAAGAAATGGCACAAATAAAAGACACATACTACTGGCGTAAAATGGAAGAATACATTTGGTCAGAAGTGCTAGACGGGTTACATGAAGCGGTCTTATCGCGGGTTGCCATAGCAAACACAACAGAGAAGGGGGAGCAATGAACGTGACGATCACGGCAACAGTGACCTACGAGATAGAAGATGTGGACTCAATCCATGAGGCTCTAAGTGTATTCGATCAGGCAATCATGCCTGACCCGACACTTGATGGTGTCTGTCTTAGGTCAGTAAAAATTGAAACAGCAAACAAAGAAAGGGAGATGTTCTAATGGGAACCTATCTAGTGTCATTCACCTACACAGTAAGCGTGGAAGCAGACAACGAAGAACAAGCAGACGATCTTGGTTACGACGAGTTCAGAAAACAACTACCAATGCTAGGTGCTGGCGAGTTCGCACAGCACGACGCAGAGGAAAGGACATGGTGAAATGAGGAACCCGTCACCTAACCACCCGTCACTACGAGACAGGAAAGACGAGATAGGTCGCCGTCGCTGGTCAGACTACGACCAACGAGTACGCAAAGCACGACGCAGAAACCTGCTCGCCTCGCTCGCGCTACTCACCATCGCCTCTCTCACAGATAACTTCTGGTACGTCCTGATCGCCTCTGGGCTTGTCCTACTCACAGGACTGCCATACATGGTGGCGCAACGTGAAGAATAAACGCTCAATCAAACGCTACCTGCACCTGCCTCGTTTCATACAACGACGACGATCCAAATGGGTAGTAGTCAGAGTAGTGCCACACATCGGCAGACACGCAGGGTACTACAAGAACTGCAAACAAAACGGGTGGGCATGGACAACAACAAAAACTCAGGCAACCTTATTCCAAAACAAGAAACAAGCAATACAAACAGTGTCACTATCAACAGCAGACTGGTTCTACAAATGGGAACCTATCAAAGCAAAAAGAATGTGATACACTCACAGCCTGAAGCCCTGTCTCCTAGCGTTCCCCTTCCGCTAGTTGAGGCGGGGCTTCTTTTTATTGTTATAGATGTACGCCTTGCGTTCTGTCGGGGTAAGTCCACCCCACATACCGTCATGGCGGTACGACACCTGCTCAAACGGTATCTGATAATCCAAACATTCCTGCTGCACTGGACACTTCTCACAAACTTTGCGAGCCTCAACCCACACCAACCTACTGTTCACATTTTTCTTTGCTGGATCGGGGAAAAAAATGTTTGTGTCCATACCACGACACGATGCCCGCTTCTTCCATTCCTCGCTCAACGCTTCTTCCTTCTGACCTTCTTCTCGTTCGCCCCTTGTTCTGCCTTATGACAGAGACATGGACAGTCTCTTGTATCTTCAACACTCCACAACATCAACGCCCTACCGACTTCTCCGCAGTGGTCACAGATACCTTTATAGTTATTCTCTAACATCATTCGTCATGGTACAACTCCCCATGAAAAGGGTTGCGCCACACCGTTGCAGGGTGGTTCTGTTCCACCGCTTCACGGGTTTCTTTATCTTCGAACAAGCGAAGAATGTGAACACAAGGATCGTCGCCTTCCCACCACATGTCATCTTCTTCTGCTGTTGTTGGTAGCCCATCGTGAGTGTGGCAAACGGGTGGGCTTATGAACCCACGCCGTAAGCCAATCTCAAGCCACGCATCAAACTCTATGCGTGTCAAGTCCGACATTAAAAATCGTCGTCCATTCCAGCGAACACTTGACCGATGTTTGCCATAACTTTTTCGGTTTGGTCAGGGACAACAGCCTTCCAGCGCAGTGAGTAGCCAACCTCGTCAGCGATCAAACGGGTGGACTTACCTTTAGTGCCGTCCTTCTTGGTGTATTCCTCTGTTTCCAAACGACCAGTAACAATAACGGTGTCGCCTTTGCGTACTGAGTGAGCAATGTTTTCAGCAAGGTTTCCAAACGCTGTGACGTTATGCCACGTTGTTTTTTTCTTGTCGTCCTTACCGTAGGTGTCACCTACTGAGAATGTGATAACCGCTTTCTGGTTGGCGGTGAACCTCATCTCTGGTTCTTGTCCCACGTTTCCGTGGATTGTGATTGTGTTCATTTACTTACCCCTTTCTGGGTGAGTTGTTTTGTTTGGTTCGTAGCCTTTCGGCAACGATGTGTTGGGGGTGTGGTAGGTGGAACATACAGTGTGACACTGACCTTGCACTTTTCACATTCCCAAATCTGTTTCCCTCTCACGGTATCTCCGTTCCTTTCGACATGTGCGACATTCCCTGCCACCTTCCTTCTTGCGGTAGTAAGTATTTTCCTCTGTGTATTCGTGACCCCACGGACAGTGGGTTTTGTTTGCATAGAAATGTCGTCCTCGTTTTACTACGTCTTGCATGTTGTCTGATTGTGTTCCGCCTTCTAGGTGGTGGGGGTTGACACATTTCGGGTTGTCGCAGATGTGTCTTACGACAGGGGGAAAGTATCTGTTGGCAAGGAAGAAAGATACACGGTGGGTGGCTCGATGTTTCCCGTCGATATAGATTTGCCCGTAGCCGTCTGATCTGTATGTCCCTTGCCATTCCCAACATTCTTCTGGTGTGCCTATTGAGACACGTTTCCAGAACCGTTCGGTTTGTTTGTATGCCACGCTGTCCATCCGTCTATTCCCCTGTCTACGGCATAGTCGTATAAGGCTTTCGCTGCTATCAGGTTAGTGCGTGGGTGGAGAAGTTGTTTCTCGTGGTCAATGATCTTTAGTTGCTTTAGGTAACTGACCCATGTTCTGTCGTTGATTTGGGTGTAGCCAAAGTCGGTTGATCGGATGTATGGGCAGAGGCGGTATCTGTGCCAGTGTCGTTTGCCTCGACAGTCCTTGTAGGTCTTTCCCTTCTGATAGTTCCAACCGATAGAGGCAGGGTTACAGGTTCTTCCTGTCTCACGGTAGATAATGAAGTCCAGTTGTCGCAGTTGATGGTTACGCCACCCTGCTTGTTTGGCTATCTGCATAGCCTCAGGGCATTTGAACGTCTTAGAACTGCTCTCAGATGCCAATGCGGGGGTTGTAGTAGTGATGGTTAGGGTCAAGATTGTGGTTGCCACGATGCGTTTGAGCATGGTTTTCCTTTCGTTGGGCAATACGGAACTAAGCAGGGGTCATACGCCTCCCTCAAAATGTAAAACGGATCAGTCCAGTTTAGCAGAGCGAGGCTTCACCTCATCCGACCACTGCACAACCGCAGGAACGTCGCTCATAGACCACAAATGATCCTGGCTCACCCAATAAGTATCAAACTTAGACAACTCCGACACCTCAATACCCTTCTGTTTAGAAATCCAGCCAGCCAACAACACACGGTTGTCCTTGACTATCGCCAAAATAAAGTTAGCGTCCTTATCGTTCGGATGCAAAAACAAATGCCCATCACGATGAGAAGTAGAACGCACCTGCCACTCGCCCACATCACCACGCAAGTCAGCCAGCCGTTGATTAGTAGTCGGCTGCCAGTAAAGGTCAAACGCTTTAGCCACTGCGTACTCCGCAACAGCCCCCATCACATCAATCTCCCAATAATTCTTTCGCTCATCAGCCCCATAAAACTGTGGTCGCCCCTTAAACATCGACGATACCCGCCTCTGACACCCACCAATAGCGGCCTGCATCAACTCGTACTCGTTCAATGACACAACAATCTGCATTAGTAACCCGCCTCTTTCAATAAAGCAACCCACACAGATACAGGCATGACCGCATACCAGTCACCCACATCCAACGTGCCACGCTTCTTAGCAATCACAACACCAGTGTCGGCCTCAGCGTTCGCCATCTCCTGTCTTAATTCAGCAACCCACTCAGACAACGTAATCTTTGCGTGGTCTTTAACCTCGATCACGACCCCTGGAATACCAGCGACATCACCTTTATCGTTAACGCCAGCCAAAGCGCGACGTTCAACGTAAGGAAAATCTCCTTTAAGATACGCAACCACATTGTTCTCAGCCCGTGTGCCTTTCTGTTTAGACTTGCTCATAGTGATCCTCTAACAAGAAATCTTTGTAATCTTCCAGCATCGCTTTGCATAAAAGCATTGCATGTTTGGGCATACCGTCCTCAATGTTTTCTTCAATCAACGTAAGGGTGTAGCCCAGACGGTGAGCGATAGCGCGGTAACGGTCACGTTCTTGTATCGCATACTCGTAACGATCCAGTTCAATCATGATCTTTTGCTCGTCGTTTAACTCTGGCTTCTCGCTCATTCTCATACTCTACAAAATGGACGTTGCGGGATAGGCTTCGTATCAGGGCAGCGAACGCTTCGGTTTTCATCTCCCAATACTTCATACGTTCCCACGCACACTTGTTGCAGAACCCTCGATAGGTGAAGGTACGGTTGCCACAGATGTTGCACTCTGCCAATGCCCGTTCGCTTTTCATGTGGTCGGTCATTTGTATTCCTCCCATGACCACTCATGGATTTTATGTAACGGGTTCGTGCATCCTTCATTCCATGTCGCACAATATTTAGCGCATGAGTCGCACTCCCATAATTCATACAAAGTTTGCATCAACCGTTTTGCTTGCTCGTCGTTCATCTCTAGCCTTCGTTATACGCTTTGTTGTACGCCCACAAAGCCTTCTCAATACGTTCAACCTGCAACTCATCAAGACGTTTCAACTGGAATACCTGCTCATACATGATGCCAGCCGCGCTACGCCAACGATCACGGTCAACCCTCATGTCGTCCAACGCTTTCTGCAAGTCCTGAATCGTGACGTAAGACTCACCACTGTCCATGTCAGTCCCCTGTCCAGCCACCGCTACCACGAGACCTATACCACTGGCCGATCAACTCGTCAGTAGTAACAAACTCTTTAGGTTCATCAGACATAATCCTGATACCAGCAGCCTTTGCCTCATCTATTAACTCGTCAATCAACGAACGCGCATAAGAAGCAGTCACTCCCTGCCGCCACTTAGGAACACGACCTAACTGTTTCTCCAACGCATACATCATTTTCACCTGCTTATCGGAAGCAAGTTCTTCACCATCATTGTTCATCAAATGCTCCTTTCCACCAAGCATCACCAAACACTTCGACAGGGTGATACCCCATCTCACAACAAAACTTGTCAGCCGTATACACATCAACCCCATGCCTTTTCCAATACCGCAACTTGCGACCAATAGAACTACGAGGATCAATCTTGTCATACAACAAATCAATCAAAGGCTGTGCATCCAACTTGGATTCACGAGCCGCAACACGTTGAACCTTACGTTTCTCCTCACGCTTACGGTTGTACTCAGTCTGACCATGAATACACACATCGCAACGACAACCCTCTTGATAGTATTTAAGCCGCCCGTGGCTTATTATTCTTACCTTCTCCATCTTTCACCTTCCTGTTATGTGGCCCGCAATCAGCACAAACAAACAAACCTTCACGTTCATTCATAAACAGTGCCACACCGCAACCACAACTACAATTACAATTCGATTGGCGGATCAGGGATAACCGTGTCATCAGGCAAAATCTCCAACATCCAAGCCAGCGACCTGTTCACTAGTTCCCACGGTGGGGTTTCTAAAGCGTTGTGTATTTCTTCCACGTTCGCTTCACCCCCCACCGCAAACAGGAACAGCATCATGGCAATCATCATTGCTGCGTGTTCATAATCTGGACACATTTCTTCAGTGACTTTAGCCACAGTGTTTATCCCATTCAGATGTCAACATCTCACGGAACAACTTAGAACGCTTCACGTTCTTAGCCTGACATAAGTCAGCGATCTGCTGTAACTGTTTTTCTGTTACACGCAAACCGATGATACGCACCGATGCTTCTTCGCCTGTGGGGTCAACAGTTCTTTTATTTGGCACTGGCCTGCAACTCCTTGAACGCGACACGCAAACGAGCAAGATCAGCGACGGTGATGTTGTCAAGGTCGATGTTGCCTGCGCGTTCAGCGACAGCCTTTGGGTCAACCTTTTTGGTGGCGCAAGCAATGAAAAACTGTGACACTTGATCTTCGGATAGTTTGCCGTCCTCTTGCTGTGGCACAGAAGGCGCAGGCTTGGCTGGTGCTTGCTGCCCTCTCTGTGCTTTAACCATTTCTTCACGAGAAGGACGCTTCTTCATGGCGTAGTTAGCGTTAGCCAATGCTCTACCGATTGCGCTTGTCTCTGCATTTTCAACGAACGATGTTTTGTTAACTGGTGAAGCGTCACGGATTTCTTCTGCGAATCCAGTAGCAACTAGTTCCTCACCACGTTCAAACCAAACGTATGCTTTAAAGATGCAAACATCTCCTTCATGTTTTACAAGTTCTGTATGCACAGCACCTTCTGGGTGTTCTTGCCAGAACTTTGATAACCGTTCTTCAACAGTTGCGTATTCTTCTAAATTGAATCGTGCCATTATTTTTCCCCTTTCAAAAGGAATGTACGGGATGTTGTTTGTTTACTGAACTGTCGTGCAACGTCAGGTAGAGCGGCTTTGAACGCTTTGATGTCAAGCGATTCCCTTCGCTGTCCCTTCCAAGTAGCAACAGTTACACCATTGATAGTAGCAGTGTCGGCGTTACCAATCAAATCGCAAATCTCTGCTTTCAATTCATCTTCCAACTGCTTATACGACGCAAGTTCTGTACGCACATGACGCAACTGCTTAAACAGTTCCGCTGTGTCCTCAGGTAAATCAACGATCTGTGGTGCAGGATTACTGTAACGAGTGGAAATAGTTTCATACGACCACTTCACACCGTCAGGGGTGATACCAAGTTCGATAGCGTTAAGCCAGCGTTCCACTGCGTCAATGTGTTCTTCAACTTCTTCCTGACTTACGACCTGTTCGTGCAGATGCAGGATCATAGACGGGTCAAAAATACCCCAAGTCACAAGGTCAACATCGGCACAGATAGCCTGCTGGATTCCTTGGATACGCCAGTAGTCAGGCAACTCACCGCTCCACTCACGGGTAGTGGTCTTGATTTCCAACACCAAACGCTCTGCGTCTTTCTCATAGAAGCCGTCTAATGTGGCAACCATTTTTGCGCCACCGTCTGTGTCGGCACAAAACATTTCCTCTGGTGAGGTGAACGGGACACCCATCTTGTCTGATGCCCAGTCAATAATGAATGGTTCTAGACGGTTGCCTCTCTCCATTGCAGGGTTCGGCGGGATAGGTGATGGTGCTACGTCGCCTAATAGTTCGGCTGCGTATTTATCTTTTGGCACGAACGGGTGTAACCCGTAGATAGCGGCTACTGCTGAGGCAGAGACACGCCTGTTGCCGTTCTCATCTTTGAACCTGACGTTCAGCCAGTCTTGGCCTCCGTGTTCAGGTTTGCTTATACGGTATCGGTGAATCCCCATCGGACCCCTCCTTGTGTTTGACATTTGTTGTCACCTTACAGGAGGGGTGTTACACAAATCAAGTCTCAGATGAAAAAATCTTTGACATTTTTCTGACCATGCCCTGAGGTATGTGCAGGATGTGGTCTACATCTTCGTCTGGTGTGTATGACTGGCAGAGTGTGACATGGCCTGGTTTGCCGCCGTCTTGTTCTGTGAGTAGCCAGCCGATTGAACTAACTAGGTATTCGCCTTCTTCGGATACATGATCTCTGCCTGTCCAGCCTGATGAGTCTGAGTGTGCGTCTGCCCATACAAC